GAAGGTTATATGGAATGCAGTGAATGTGGCGAGACAGTTCCAAACAATCACTGCGAATTCGTCGATGAAGAAATGGACGTATGCATGTGCACACCATGTGCCAAAGCATTTACGGAAGGAAGAATGAAAGCGATTGAAGAATGGCAAACAAGAAAACTCGCCGAACTATTCGGTAAATAAAAATATCCATATATAAAAATGAACGAAGAAAAAGAAGAAAAAACAGCAAGGTTAAGTCGCGCCTTTTTTTCTACTTCCATGCCAGATGAATTTAAGCGTGTGTTCATAAAGGTAGTGCAGCATACGCATTTCCTACCAGAAGCACAGAGAACATTTTTATGTGACCAAATCCACTATTACGAACACATCGGCGATTTTGCACGTAAAGAACTATTGGACGTATTGGACGATTTAAAACTGTTTGTTATGACACCGCCAGAAAATCTTATCTCTGGATAAGATAAAAGGAATGGCAATCATTTACCGATTATTTAGCAAAAGTTGCGACTCATTCTACGTGGGTAGCACAACCAAGACATTGAAGCAACGTTTAGGTAAACACGTGCAGAAGTCGCATGAAGCACCTAACCGCAAGGTATATAAGTGCATACTGGGTAGTGGCGGATTCAAGGAATGGGAAATGGAAGCGTTGGAAGTCATTGAGACGGAAGATGCTAATGAACGGCGTACACGCGAGCAGTATTATATGGACAAACTAAAACCCGACCTGAATAGTTGTTTAGCAATTTGTATTGGATAAAATTGGGGGAAATTAATATCTGTATGTATTATATAACATGGATACAGATAACGACGAACAGACGTTGTTTGAAATAACGGAAGGAACCGCAGCAGCAGCAAGTGCAATCGAGAAACCCAAGCGTGTTGCGACACAACGTCAATTAGACTCACTGGCAAAAGCACGCGAGGTGCGTGCAGCAGTTAGACAGCGAGAACAGCAGGAAGAAGCAGAACAGGAAATACCAAAGACCAAGAAACAAATAATTGTCCCAGAAGTTCCCAAACCCAAGAAGAAGAGGAAACCCACCGTGATACAGTTCCAAGATGCGAGCGATAGCGACGAAGACGACGCACCCGTTATTATCATCAAGAATAAAAAGCGTCCGCCCGCACCTGCAACAGAACCAGTTCCTGAACCCAAATTATTTCCTGAACCAGTTCCTGTGCCGGTAGAACCGAAACTGCCCAGACAGTTTATTCGCAAGATGTATTAATAAAAATATAACTATATGTAAATGAGTAATCCATTGACACATAGTAGCGCCAAAATATTCCTATCAACACAAGGACAGAATTTAGTATTAAATTCTTCAACAATTAACACTGACATTAACTTTTACTTTTCGCCCATCTTATTAGGTAATGCAGATACGAGTCATTTTGTGATTGGATTAGAGCAGGCAAGTATACCCGTGTCTATCAATATGGTTAATGCAAAGAATAATACTCTTACGATTAATGGTAACACTTTTACTCTACCCGCAGGCAATTACGTCATTGCATCAGTGATAACATTGTTAAACGCTTTTTTCACCACGTTCGGTGTTACATTCACATATAGTTCAACTACCAACCTGATAACCACCACAGCGACAGCAGGTTCTTTTACGATTAACTCGACCACGATGGGTAAGAATCTGGGATTCGTCGCAAATGGTTTAACCACGAGTCCATTCACAAATACAAAAGTGGTAAATCTCACCAGCACATTAGGTATAGTAATCCAGTTGGAAAATGTGCAGACGGCGAACAAAGACAATAGTGGTAGTAACGGTGCAACACTCGCACGTATTCCCATCACGTGTACGCCCACAAAGATTTTGCAGTACTTCAATGCTACGCCGTTTTTCAGTCAAATAGCAAATCGTGAACTGACATATTTAAGAGTTCGGTTGTTGAATGATGATTACAGTCCGCTGGAACTGGTAGGGAACCCGGACTGGTTCCTGGTAATACGCGTAGATTTTAGCGAGAAGAACCTACCAACAATGGCGCCAAGTTTAATAACAACACAACGAAAAGAAACGGAAAGAGCGCTACTGGAATTGGCACCTAAATAAATTATAATATAAGCATAATTATATAATGGGAATCAAAACCTTTTTTCGCAATTTAGGACGTAGCATCAAGAGAGGTTTTAACAATTTCGTCGCAGGAGCAGGTGATGTAGTCGGTGGTGCAGCGACAGTTTTACAGCGTAAGATTATTCCTGGTATAGCGAGCGGAGCAACCAAAGCAGCGGGACTTTTAGATAAGGCGGCACCCGCAGCGGACGCTGCGGGCGTGGGTCCAGAAGCAGCAGAAGCGAGTCAGGTTTTAGGTAAGGTGGGTAATGTGGTTGGTAAGTTCGCCGATTTTATTGGAAGCAACGCAAAGCAAGGTAGAGTTGCGACGCCCGATGAGATAAATAGATTAAGAGCATCTATACCGCAAGGCAAAACATTATTTGGTATTAAACCGTTACCACCGCCGCCCGCTGCTGCACCCGCCCAGTCACCATTAGGAAAGGCGGTTGCAGCAGGAGCGTTTAAACCATTGATTGGTAGCAATCCCGCATCATATTCACCGTCATCTGGCATTGAGGCACCGCCGGTAAATCAACCGAAATTAGCAGTTATTGGAGGACCATCAGGAATGTCACGAATCGTTATGTAATTTAGTAATAATATATTATGTTATCATATAGTATATTAGATGAGAGAAATAAAGCATTATCAAGTCTCGTTCGCTGGCACAACACCTGCTGCATCATTTCAGTTTCAGTTTCCCAGGTATTATAAGCAGGCACCGCACCATAAGTTTATATTGAGATGTGTCAATATCACAGATTATCGTGCAGGTAGTTTAGCCGTCAATCCGCATTCATACTACGCTAATTCCTTTTTAGGCAGTGGTGCCTGCACATATTCAGGCACAGTTGGTGAAGGTATTATAAGCAATGATTATTTTTTGGGCACTACCAGCACAAACGGAGCAGAGGCAACCTCGCCTACGAACGTGGGCACTGCTACCGCATTATTACCAACTGACCTAATGTTGGACGACATACCGCTGAATCCTTTTACTATTGCATATAGACATACCGCAAGTTCTACTTATGCAACCGGTACCGTGGAACTTTTAGTGGTGTTTGAAATTATTGAATATGACCCATCAAAGAGAGATTAAGCAAAAAAAAGTCTATAACTATTTTATATAGTTATGGAACCGATCGACGAGCGTTTAGCAATGTTAGAAAAGCGTGTAGCAGATTTAGAGGAGTTAATAAACCTATTGCTGGCATTAAAACAAAGTAAAGTGGATTTTAGCAATTTCACGTGTGAACCGATTAAATTAGGCAAGTAAGTATTAGATGATTCGTGAAACATTCTTTTCTTTTCATACTGTATAAATGTCAAGCATTTTGCCCGTAATTTCTCGCGAGTTAGATTTAAGTGAATACAAAGGTATTCAACCCGCCAAGTCCCGCCGCATCAGCATTTTCCCCGATAATGCTACTTCCTACACTTCTTCTTCGTCCAACGCCGATATCTTCTTTTCGATACCTGCGGTGCAGCGAGGTATGGTTATTACTTCTGCAACCCAGTTGGTGTTTGAGGTAACTGCCAACGCCACGTTCGCTACTGACCCAGTTATGTCGCTCGCCAACGGAAGCGGTAGCAGTTTGATTCAGGCACTCGAAACTGTGGTGCAAAACCAATCTGTCGAGAATCTTTTGAACTACGCCACGTATGCCGCAGTGTTACAAGATTTACAACCTTTGGGTCGGTCTCTCACTATGGGTTCCATTCTCAATGGTTCTACTTCCACACTCAAAGCAGGTATTAAGTTGAACGGTCTCACTACCGTTGATGGACCTGTTGTTAGATGTGCACTTCCGCTGCACTCTGCTGTGCTGGGAACGGGCGCCCAGCAGTTCTGCCCACTCATAGATGGGATACGACTGCGAATGACCATGGCGACCACCGCCGTTGGTATGAAGTTTGATAACAGCACTTCTTACACTGCTGGTTCCACCGTCTATAAACTTTCCAATATCGCACTTCAACTCGAAGTGATGGACCTCGATGCTGGCACCTACGCTGCACTGCTAAATCAGTCAGGAGGTGTATTGAAACAGCACTGCGTTGGTGTCAATAACTTTCAGGCAACAATTGCTGCGTCCACTTCTGCTAACTCTATTCTCATTCCGGCGCGTTATTCGTCTGTTAAGGCGCTAATCAATACTTTCCGTCTGTCTGCGAATCTCGCCACGCCTGATGTTGAGAACGTTCCTGGTGACCGTGTGTTTCCTCAAATCAGTTCCTACTTCTATACTGTGGACGGTATGAATTTGCCGTCAGTCCCAATTCGCGTTGCAACTTCTGCATCTTTCATCTACCCTGGTGAAGTGATGAGCGAGATTATGAAGGTGTTCGCTGCTTCCAATATGAATGCTTTTGATGTTGTGTTCAACGCTACGCAATTCGTGGAGGCGACTGGAACTGCCGGAACTGGTTCTTTCTTTTTGGCGACCAATTTTGAGTTGCAAGATAGTGCTTCGAGCGCACTTATCGCGGGTCGCGATTTAAATTCCAGCAACGTGTATCTCAACCTTACACAGTACTCTTCTTCGGTCGCGTGCGTGGTGGACACGTTTGCACTATACGATATTGTGTTGTCGTATAACATGGCGGACGGTAGCGTTTCTATGTCCAAGTAAGAAACCATTAAGGTAAAATAATAAAAATATAGGTATAGTATAAATGGAAGACATTGATACTATTCTGGAACGGATTCGTTTGAATTCTGCCGCCCATTCAACGAACCATAAGAGGAGGTATATCACGTTAAAGACGCGGTTGAAGTGGTATCGGTTACCCGTCATCATTTTATCTGCATTGAACAGTATATTTTCGATCGGTTTACAACCATTTATGAAACAGGAAATCATTAGCGTGCTTAATTCGTTGATTGCACTGATATGCGGTATCATAGGTAGTATTGAGTTATATCTGCAACTGAACAGACAGATGGAGCAGACACTATCATCATCAAAAGACTTTTACGAATTAGCAACGGATATATTTAAATGGTTAGCACTGAAACCAGAGCATAGACCGATTGATGCAAAGACATTCATAGATGATAGTTATAACCGGTATATTAAACTTACGCAGTCAAGTATATTACTGAAAAAACGAATGGAAGACCAACTCACGAGTTACAAGTTGATAGAGTTGGAACCATTGCAGTTGGCACCGATGGGAGAAACAACACCATCATCATCGTCATCGTCATTATTAACCAGTGACGACAGCGTATAATAATTTTCTGTTACTAATATAACAGAAATGAAAATAGAAGAGATAGAACAGAGTGATTTAGTAATCAAACCATCAAAACAATCCATAGACAACGTATTAGACGTGCCACCGCCATTTCCTAATAAGTGCAGTGTGATATTCGTCAGCGGTGGTATGGGAACCGGCAAGTCCACGTTCATTGCAAACTTATTCAAAGCAACGGGTAGAAACCGTATATACCGCAAAGTGTTTGACAACGTCATGTATGCAACGCCCAAGGAAGTATTTGATAGTGAGGAAGACCATGCATTCAAAAACCACCCAAAGGTATATCACGATTTAACGCAGAATACATTTAACACAATTACCGAGTTAGCAATAAAGACAAAGGACGACGAAGGAAACAGCGTGTTAGTGTTGGACGATTTTAGTGAGCAATTGAAGAACAAGCAGACGGAGTTAAATCTACGCAGGTTAATCAATAAGCATCGCCACATGAAACTGAATATTATTATATCAGCGTTGAACCAGAAAGCACTCGCAAAGTCGTTACGTGCACTGATAGATGTAGTCATATTGTTCAAACCGAAGTCGATGGTTGAAACGGAGAATTTTAGTCAAGAAGTGTTTGGTTTAACGAAAGATGAAACAAAGGCGTTGTTCAATTTCGTATTCGATAAGCAGTATAATTTTTTGATGTATAACGCCCGCACTCATACATTCTACAAGAATTTCAATCAATTATTATTCACAGATGAATAAATTAATTTCGTTATATACATATATAGATGCCACCATTGAAGGACAAGAAGAAGAAGAAGAGAGCAAGACCCAGAAGACTCACTGGCAAACCGCCTGCCAAACAGATAATGCCTGTATTTAAGACCGGTATGAACCGTGACATTCCAATGGGAGGTGCAGGCGGTAGTCAAAACCTAATCGCCAACTTACTCGCATCAAGACAAGCACAACCGCCAGCATCAGCACAAGTCATTCAAACGCCCGACCAGTTCAAACTCGCACAGGATATTAAAAGCATTAAGACTGAACAAGCAGATATCGCAGAGGAGGTTGCGATACAAAAGAAGGAACGTCAAAAACGTAGTGATGCAGGTATCAAGCGAGGACCGTATAAGAAGCAAGGAATCACCGAGGAACAGGCAAATGCAGCAGCAACAGAAATGCTAAAAAACACAAGCAATTTAAGGAGACAGCACGGTGCAGACCCGCGAGAAGCGGAGGTTGTCGCCGCAGCAGGAGGAGCAGCAAAGCAGGCACATCAGGAGGGAGGAGCAAAGGTAACAGCAGAGATGGAAGGTGACCCATTGAGAGTAGCGCCAAAAGCGATGGGTGGACAGAATGAAGGAAGACGTGACACGTTACCTGATGCATCAACCGACACAACCAACACAATCAAAATTAAGGTCCCAAGAGGAAGAGGATAATGAGGTAATACCTAAATACCTAAAATACCTAAACTTCTATAAACTATTTATATATTCTCAATTCTTATAAGAGGTTTAGGGAAAAGTAGGTATTTTAGATATTTAGATATTTTAGGATTTAGAGATAAAACAACTATATAATTATCTAATATAACTATATAGGAATGGATAGTAAATTCATGGACAGTTTGAAGCAATCGCTTACCAGCGAAAAGTTATCGCAGAAGACGATTGAGATGTACTTAATCAAGTTACGTATATTGAACGACAACAAACCGTTTGATAGTTTAGCATTCTTAAAGGCGAAACCCACAATCAAGTCAAAGTTGGAAGCAATCGCAAACGACAATACCCGCAAGTCTTATGTAGCAAGTATCGTGGCGATTTTGAACCGACAGAAAGGTAAGACATACGAAGCACTCAACAATCATTACCGTGTTCTGTTTGCCAAGGAACGCAGCATTTTTGCAGAGAAACCTACCAGTGAGAAGAGCGAAACACAGAAGGAGAACTGGTTGTCGTGGGACGAAGTCAAAGCAGTATTCGACAAACTCAAAGACAAAGCAGAAGACGTAGTGAAGAAACCGCGGTTGTCAAATGCCGACCGTAAGGTGATCGAAAATTATATGATACTGGCACTGTATGTGTTGCAACCGCCACGTCGTAATGACTGGTATTACACCGTCATCGGTAAAGGTGATGACGATAAGAAGAACTATGTTGATATGAAGGACGGGAAGTATTATTTCAACAACTTCAAGACTGCGAAGTCGGGTAAGGAAGTGATTGATGTGCCCGATGAAATAATGCCTGTGCTTAAATGGTATATCAAACACATGAACCTTAACGATGGCGACTACCTATTGTTTCCTGACGATGATGCACGCACGAACAGTAACCGAATGACCAAGTCTTTGAACAGCATACTCGGTAAGAAAGTGGGTGCATCGATGTTGCGTCACATCTATTTATCTAACAAGTATGGTAAGGTGTTGAACGAACAAGAAGATGATGCAAACTTCATGGCGCATTCGGTGGGAACCGCGAAGACATACATCAAAGATGATTAGGATAATATGAATTCATAGGATAATATGAATTGATAACTGGAAAAAGCATTTGAAAAACTACATTTATCATTGTATATTATGATATAGACCTTAAAATTTAAATTTTAAGGTCTATATCATAATATACAATGATAATTCTCGTTTTATGAGTCGTTTTTCTATATTTCAAATGCTTTTCTCCTGTCCTGTATATATACAAACGATATATTCCATTAGCATATATCGTTTTATTATTCATCTTCCATTGTTGGTTGCTTTCATCAACCATATCTGCCATTCCAGGTTCGTTATTTCCTGCTGTCGCTGCTTAATTCGTGCCATAATTTTTAGACAACCGTGGTGTGCAGTGTTGAATATAACTTCGTTCAATCCATTCACCATAACGTATCGCCGCGTATGTTTGAACTTACCGCCGCATACTGTGCAGCAACCTTCATCGCCGTTATCGATTATTCTTATGTTCTCGCTGTCCCGTGGTAAACACATCTTATGCTAAACTATATATTATTGCGCGATATAATTATTACCACAATAATTTATCAGCGTAGTAACTGGGAGACCCGACTACCTTCCTCGTCTTCTCGTGTCGTATCTTATACAGTCGCCGACGTTCGTCGGCAACTTCCTTACCGTCTTCCTTCATAAATGTCGCGTAGTCCTTATAACCGATTGCACCCACAGACGCCACGATGTTACCGTCCTTATATACGTCTATCTTCTTACCTTTCTTCGTAGATGGTTTTACTTCTACACCAAGTAACTTCGATTGTTTAAATGTATGCGGTAATATTTTGTAACTCATGTATATTATAGTGCGATATTATTTTATCAAATGTGAAGCGTCTACAACCGATGCTTTTGACCCAGGTGTGACGGCAGAATATACACGTGCAAATGCCCACTGTTCTTTTGATTTAACCGTTGGTCTAACAGATTGCCGTGATGTGCTATATGCACCTATGCCTTTGTTGTAGATTGTCTGCAACCCGCTTAACTTATAACCCGTTAGTTTCGATATCTCTGCCAACGAATGTGATTCATCTTTGTTAAATCCGTACTTCTTATTAAACTTCTGTTTATATGTGAGAACCATTATACACAATACTCACACATTATTTACGTGTGAAATTGCTAATAGAATGAGCACGTAATGTATCCAGCACCTTCTTCACACCATAACCGATCGTCCGCCCGATAAACGTCTTCTTCAATAACGGTGTGGCAAGTTTCAACACGTGGTCTGCAATGCTGGGTTTTTTCTTACTCTCATACATCTTCTGCTTACCTATCAGGTTCTTCTCTACGTGTTCACTGATAGCATCGCCTTTCACTCGATGGTGCGTGCTTTTCTGCATCAGTTCTTCTCTCACTTCCGGCGAAACACTCGGCGGTTTTTGCAGTGCAGAACTACCAGAGTTGAATGTATGCAGTTCTTTTACATTATCACGGACATACTTATTGGTTGCCATTGCGTGGGAACTCGTTGACCCACCTAAACTATGAGACGCAAGATATATATCGTGGTTGGGTGTTTCCTTCTTCAACTTCTTAATTATCTGTTCCGTCTGCTTTGTGCGCCGGTTGTGCATTCTATCCGCTTCTTTGTTACCCAACGCAATATTCAAGTCTGCCCGTATGTCCTTACGTGCAGTGTTTGGGTTCACCAAATCCGTACCTTTGTGGGATATAAGGTAATGCGGTTTTTCTTTGTGTTTAAATGTAGAAATCTCTGGGTTACTGTATGCATCTAATTTAGTATAGTTCATGGGTGGGAAGTCAGTGTAAGATGCTTCCGCGGCGGACGCTAAATCGCTGGTGCTGGGCGGTGTATTCTGGGTATCGTCCATATTATAATATATACATATAATAAAATGGATTACACTCAAACAAATGTTCTATCTATGACGGGCGGAACGGATTTTGCAACTATTGCAGACCTGACTAACTATGTGGATTTAACTACTAACCAGACCATAACAAGCGGTATAAAAACATTTACTACATTACCACAATCATCTGCTGTTCCATCGACTGGGAACCAATTGGTTAATAAGACCTACGTTGATGGTGCATTCGTAACAATTGGGACGGCACAAACGGTAACTGGTGCCAAGACATTCAATGCCAATGTACGGCTACCTACAACTGTCAGTTTAATTTTGGGTTCCACTTCTACGGGTGGGAAAATTTTACATACCGCACCACACAACTACTACGATAATCAAAGCGGTAATCATTACTTTTTTATTGCTGGATTACCGAATATGTATATTGATAATGATGGCGTGAATATTGAAAACGGCAAGTTTTTATATTTCAATGGTAAGCGAATGTCCATAACAGATAATGGAACAAGTTTGGTTACAGATGTTCCTACGGGCAATAGCCATTCGTTTAGAATAAACAACGTAGATAAATTAACACTTCACCCGACGTTTGGTGCAACGTTTACTGACAATGTGAATATACAAAGCGATAAGTATCTTAATTTTAGCGGAGGTTCATATCTATTAGAAGAACCATCATTTACAAATCTTATTTATAATGTTCCTACATCATTCAAGCATCAGTTTCGGGTCAATGGCTTTGATGCGGTTGCTATTAGTAGTGATGTAAACGGCACACTCTTCACTTTTCCAAGTGGGACTATTATGCGTGAATACACGAGCTTTGACTGGTTTTTGTATCAAATGCCCGCTGCACACACACTCAAATACCAAGTGGCAGGTAACGACATTATGGAAGTAGCGAGTGGCGGTATGATTGTGTATGAAGCAATCAGTTTGCGTGACGGCAAAAAATTAATTTGGGACGAAGGATTTACCAACATAGCATATCTACGAAAAGATACAACTACATCAACACTGGATTATGAGGTAGCAACTGGTTACAAACACAAGTTTATGGTAAATGGGACATCGGTTTTAAATATAGGCGATAGTGCATTCGGCTTACGTAGCGACAACAATGTATTCATATTAAATAATAACTGGCTATATCTGGACGCTTTTAATGATGGCATAAGAATTGACCCGTCGGGTAATATGATAATGCAATCATTAATGGGAACTGGTAATTTTCAGTTTTTCACGGGTGCGAGTATAATAGGAACGATGACCTTATCATCAATGTCTTATACAAATAACAACTATGCTATAAAATTAGGTTTAACAAATGCCGTTACTATTCAACAAGATGCAACTGGAACAGCATTTCAATATATCGTTCCTACATCGTGGTTCCATACGTTCCAAATTGGTTCAGCGAATTATATGCGACTTTCCAATACCGCTTTGGGATTGCTACAAAATAATTTAACTATAAATTTTGGTAATACGAATATATGTTCTATAAAGCAAGACACGGGAACATCTGCTTTTCGTATGGACGCACCAAGTGGATACACAATAAGAATGAGAATAAATTCTACTACATACGGACAAATAACAACGAGCGGGCTACAAGTGACGGGTGGGTATTTTACACGGACTGGTGCGAGTGGTTCTTTTGGAACAAGTGTGTTTAATAATTCGTGGACTTTTCCAAATCTCACGTGTTGGATTGATACTACGAATATTGGAAATTATAGTATCAGCGACATTCGTATCAAGAAGAATGTGGTAGAAGCCCGACCGATATTGGATAGGTTATGTAAGTTGTCTATGATTGAATACAACTATATTGAGAATGGATTATTCAAAGATGACGGCATTCTACATTATGGTTACATAGCACAAGAAATTAAAGCCGAGTTCCCCGAGTTCCCGAATTTAACTATTGGCGAGGATACAGATATGACCGAAGACGGATACGTGCAACCAATTCGTGTGAATGCCGAGTTCAGTAATCTTTTTATGGGTGCAGTAATTGAACTCAATAAGAAGGTTGAAACACAGCAAGCACAAATAGTTGCACAACAGACGCAGATGGAAGCGATGCAGAAACAAATAGATGGGTTGGTTCTGGCACTGTCAAAGATTATGTCACAGTAATATATATGCCACCGAAGAAGAAACTCAACTTACAACAACAGAAAACCAAGAAGCAACAACAGGACCTAATCAAACTCAACGAGAAAGCGGACGCATTTAGACAATCATTACTCGCACAAAAGTGCGTGATGGATTTAGCAGGAAATATACTGACAGATAAAATAGATGAGAATACTGACATAAATAAATGTGTGTATAGTATATAAGAAATGCCTTCACCTACCTATCAACAAAACAAAGCACACATCTATAAATGGCGTCAGCAGAATGCAGACCGGAACAGAGAACTTAATCTAATAGCGCGACGCCGATGCGACGCATGGAAGAAGATTGCCAAGACATTTTTAGGCATTCTTATTTAGGAGTTTCTATTTAGGAATATTACATTATTGTAGAAAATTGAAATAATGTAATTAACAAATAATATAGACAATTAATCTCTATACTGAATATAAGGAAATGGCATTGGCAAACTTCTTAAACAAGTACACGGTGGTAAAAGGCAGCAATTCGGTGGTTACTCACACGAGTATGACAGGTGGGACATACTCTATTCCAGATGATGAGCAGCAAAAGGTGTTAGATGTAGTATACAAACAATGTGTCATGGGTGGACGTGAGGAACATCTGGTAGAACGACAACACGAGACTGGTGCGATTCTCATTGATTTAGATTTTAAATATGCCATTGACTGTAACAAGCGTATGCACAATAAGGCGTGGATTGATGACCTATTGGACATATACTTAAATAATATAAAAAAGATTGCGAAGGTGACTGATGAGTCATTTAAAATGTTCGTCATGGAAAAGGAATACGTTCGAGAAGTGACAAAAGAAGGAAATCAAACAAAAGATGGTATTCACATTATTATTACCATTAACAGTCCACGTATGGTTCAGGAAAAACTACGTGAGTTAGTTATTGCTGATAGTGCAGAGTTGATTGCACGCCTACCATTGCAGAATTCCATTGATGATGTATTTGATAAGGCATTAAGTAGTGGTGCCAATGGTATTGTATTGTTTGGTTGCAGAAAGCCCGAAGGAAGACCTTATAAATTAACGCACGCTTATGACTGCCATTATGACCCGAGCGATGGTGAATCGTGCAGAATCGATTATCCTACAACTATGACCAAAGAAACATTCATGGAACTATGCGTTAGAAATACCGATAACCGCACGGAGTTCCAATTTGCGCCGTTAGCATTGGCGACAACACAAAAGAAAAATACAAACATAACCAATACAATTGTAACTACACGCACTAATAAAACCGACAAGTGGATTGAGTTATTACATGACGTTATTAAAAATGATGTTAATGGTAGAGAATGGGTAGTAGATTGGCAAAACTACCATCGCATTGCCAAGATATTGAAAACAAACAATTATAAAGTGCAAGACCTTATTGATTGGCAAAAACTGGCAGGTGATAAATATACGGAAATTATGCAACAAGACACGCGTGAATTATGGGACAAGATTAATGTTGATAAAAAGAATCATTTACGTGGACTACAAACTATTGCAAAGAAAATAAATAAAGATGGTGCTTATGACCAATGGTTAATTAAGTATAATGCATATATCTCATTGGACATATTAGATAATGGTGAGAATGATACTGGTAAGTTTATTGCGCCGCAATTGCAGAACGAGTTGGTATTTTGCAATAACCACTGGTATATGTTTGACAGTAATATTGGTTTATGGCGTATAGTGTCAAAACCTCATTCGATCATTATTACGCACATACAAGACCGCATTAGCGAAAGTCGTGGACTGATGAACAAACTACAAGAAAAAAGCAAAGATGAAGACGAGAAGAAACGTTTGGAAGGTATCATTGCCAGATATACAAAACATTATAAGGAAGTGGGTAAAGGTGCATTCTCATCGCAGATTATTAACGTTTTAACGGACGTATTGTATGATGGACAGTTTGACTTACAGTTAGATACTGCTACATATCAGGTTGCGTATTTAAATGGAATATTAGATTTACGCACTTTGAAGTTTAGAGAAGGACTAAATGCGAGTGACTACCTAACAAAGACTATTCCATATAACTACGTGAAATCTGCTGATAAAGACGTCGCACACATTCGTAGTGAGTTGTTGAAAATATGCAATAACAACGTCGCACATTTAGAATACTACTTATCATTTCTGGGTTATGCAATGACGGGAGATAGTATGAAAATCCAGCAATTTTGGTATCTACGCGGACAGACTGCGAGCAATGGTAAGAGTGTGATATTCGATGCATTGACGCAGATTATACCGAATTATGTTACCAAATTAGAAAGTGACCTGTTTGAGACTGATTATGGTAGTCGTCATAAAGAGGTTGCTATGTGGCGCGGTACACGAATTGCGTGGTTGAATGAGGTGTCCAGCAAGAAACAAGATGATAAGGAAATTAAGAATTTAGCAGAAGGAACGCCGGTTCGTTACAAGGTTATGTATGGTGGTATGAGCACAATGCCTATATCATTCAAACTGTTCTTCGTGTCCAATAATACCATGAATTTTAAGGCGGATAATGGTGTGAAGCGCCGTTTACGCATGGTTCAGTTGGATAGCGAGTTTGTTGATGGGATTGAAGACGACCCAGTTAATTGCCGGTTTAAAAAGAACACGTCGTTTGGCACGCTTTTGCTGACACAATACAAGTATGCATTGATGGACTTATTATATTCATATTCTCAAAAGTTTGCAGTGGAAGGCGTGTTGAAACCATACCCGGCAGAGTGGAATGATGCTGTGGAAGACGTTTGTGCTGATAACAGTGTTATACCACAACGCATTGATGATATGTTTGATTGTCGGGACGCGAGTGCAATGATGAGTCGGGTTGATATGGATTATCAGTTATCGATATTGCGTTTGAACGTGAAGGCGTTTAAGGACGTCCTGGTTAGCATGAGACTTAAAAGTGTGAAGTATGATAGTCAACTGCAACTTAACAAGATTAAAGGTTGGTGGAGTGGTATTAAATTGAAGGAGGTGGAGGTGGATAAAAAGGTGGGAACCGACGAAGCAACCGATGAAACAACCGACGAAGCAACCGACGATGAGAATTAGTGGGGTGTGTACTGACCCACCATATCTAAATACCTAAAATACCTAAACTTCCCTAAACTATATATCATTTTTTAAATTCTTATAAAAGGTTTAGGGAAGTTTAGGTATTTTAGGTATTTAGGTATTTTTAGGTATTGCATGAAAACCTAACATTGTAGTAATATTACTAACATGTTACTTATATTAAGAAGGAAACGGAGGATAAAAGTAGGAATCCTATGTATATGCCGCTGTATCATTTTGAGTTTGGCGGCGAAAGTTGGACGCGGTATTTCTATACTGATGGCGAGGCGATGACGTACGGTGAGTCGATGACGGAATACATGGAACATTTACCACCGATATGCATAATGCGGCGGGTTCATTACGAGGACGACTTATCATACGGTTATTATTGGATAGTGATAGTTTAGGCGAAACGCGCAAATTAATAGCTACGGTAACACTATAATGGTGAAACGCTTATTGGAACTATTTTGTGGGACGAAGTCAGTTGGTCGCGTTTTTGAGGAAGCAGACTATGAGGTGATTAGTTTGGATTACGATGCACAATTCAACGCAACTCACACCGATAATATTCTAACGTGGGATTACAAACAATATCCACCGGATTACTTCGATGTGATATGGGCGTCACCCGATTGCACAACGTGGTCACTCGCATCAGGTGGTAAATACCGATTAAAAACCGAGATATATGGGAGGAACAATGAGAGACAAGAAAAAGCAACAATCGGTAACAACATGATTTTACGTGTTATTGAAATCATAAAATATTTCAAAGCAAAATGGTTTATCGAAAATCCAAGAGGTTTATTGATTCATTTTCCGCCGTTAAAGGAGTTTATAAAAGACGTTAACGGTTATAACACATTGGTATATTACGCGAATTATAATAACTGGGGATTCCCAAAAGCGACACACATATGGGCGAGTGTCCCATTATGGGAGGCAGAAAAGTGCCCGGTGATGAGCGAGGACACTTATGAGATACGGTTACGTAATAGCGACGGACGTTACAAAAAATACTTCAAAACGTTTGCTACAAATGCGAAGGAAAGGAGTAAGATTCCACCAGACTTAATCAAACGTTTGTTAAGTTTATTGCAAAACGTAGAAAATTGAATTTAGTTTCAGGCACATATTTATAGCATCAAAACAAAGCAAAATGCAGCAAACAGAAGACAATCATAGCAAGCAGCCGTTCTATGTAATAGAAGATGAAGCACACGCGAGAATATATGCAACACTCTCACGTGGAGAAGTACGTTTCGTAAAATCGTATTTGGGAAGATGCCCAGAAACGTGCAAATGCAAATGCAACTGTAAATTCTATCTTAATTTCTTAAAAGATGGTAAGATGGTTCGTAGTGTGAATGGAGAACTCAAAGACGTATTCAGTCTAACCGAATACGAAGAGAAACAAGCAATGTTACACGCAATTTCATTCCGTAATGTTGCTATTGGTGGAATATATGACAGCGAGTATATGAATTATGTATGTGACAATGTTGCCTCAAAAAGAATTAAATTTTTAAGAAAGAAATGTGATATCAGCGTAACTATGGTTACTGGTTTTACATGCCGTAAATGTAACACAGCATTAGAACCACACTTAATGATTGAACATTTGGATATTAACCATTGTGTTCATAAATGCGAAAATGGGCATAAGCGCAAATAAAAGTTGAAGTTACATTTGTAAAAAATTGATTCTAATATATCAGTAACAAAAAACCTATAAAAATGATCGAAAAACGCAACATGTTTAGTTACGCAAAACGTAGAAAATTGATTCTCTTTTTTGAGAACAATATATAGCATCAAAACAAAGCAATAACAAGCAAGTAATAATGAGTAACACGGAAGAGATTAACCAATTGACCGAGTGGGTTTTTAAGAAGTATATAAAGGTTGTGAATCAAACTGATGAAAAGAAAAACATAACTCATTTAACTATTCCTATTGAAAGTATTGACGGAGTGAAACTGGCGGAGAGAGATTTACGTATCCAACCCACCTATATTGACCTTATGGTGAAACCCATCAATTACGAGTATGCAATCAGTCACTACCATAATCCATATATTTCATCAATTGAGTTAATCAGTTATCCATGGACTAATGGTAAAAGACCAGACATTCGTTTTACCAAGCGAGAGATTAGATACGCAATTACAAAACTATTTTGTGTTCTGCATACTATTCGCTACAATGTGTTCTGCGGAAAATTTGAAGTAAATCCCGTTGAAGCACTGCCGTTGAAAGCGATGTTAAAATTATCGACGATGGGTGCGTGTAAATCAACGAAGACAACAGGAGATTGTTGTGTGTGTTATGAACCAACACAAACTCATTTCTCAAAGTGCGGACATACCATTTGTGGTAAATGCATCAGTCATTTGCCTGAAAAGAAATCTGTTATAAATTGCCCAATGTGCCGTGCAAAAATACAAACGAGCGAAGATGAACAGGAAGAGTTTGAACGTGAAATGGAGCAATCAAGCGATGAAGAATAAACGTAACAAAAACAAATAAAAAAG